TTTAAACCAATTGCACGAAGTCTTCTGTTTGCAATGTATTCAACATATTGACTTAAAAGTGTAGTAGATAGTCCTAACATACTACCATGTATGAATAAGTATTCTGCCCAGTCTTTTTCTTCTTTGACTGCTTCTTCATACATCTGGTAAACATCTGGTTCACAATCCTTCATGACCTTAGTCATAACTTTATCTTTCTCTTGATTCTGATAACATTTTAGAATGTGTTGAGTAATTGCAAGATGTTGTGCTTCGTCTCTTGCAATGAAACTTATAATCTTTGCAGACCCTTCCATTTTTTTCATTTCACCAAATGCAAAAGTACATGCAAATGATACAAAGAAACGAAGTCCTTCAAGTATGTTGATACTTATAAGTGCAAGATATAATCTTTTCTTAAGTTCGTATTCATCCTTTTCATAACCTAAACTATATCTTTGTGCATAGTCTATAAACTCATCATATCTTTTTGTTACTGACTCTGCTCTTGCAATGATTTTCTCATCGTCTAGAATTGTATCAAACACTTTTGAAGGGTCTGGATACAGATTCTTTATCATGTAAGTATAGGAACGACTATGGATAGTTTCCATAAAGTCCCATGTAATAATACATCCTTCTAACTCTGGAAGAGTACAGAAAGGTAATAATGCAGTAGCAGGGCCTCTACCTTGAACTGAATCTAAAAGTGTTTGATACTTTAGATTACTAGTAAAGATATGTTTATGTGCTTTACTTAGTTCATTGTAATCGTTCCTATCTTTTTGAAGAGAAACTTCTTCTGGTCTCCAGAAGTAACCCAATTGTCTTTGTGTTAACTTGTCGAAAATCGGATATTTAAAATCGTCATATCGTTGGGTATTAAGTTCCTCTCCAAAGAAGATTGGATTCTTTAAAAAGTTTACTTTATTTCTATTAAATACTTTACTCATATTTCTCGTGTCCTTTACCACATGGTTTACCTGTGATGGGGTCTGTTATTCCTGTGTTTCCATACTTCCAATACTCATTTCTTTTTTGTATTATGCTGTTTGCCTCGTCCCATGCTCTACCCTGTTTACTTCCTGTTCCATGATAAACCGATGGTCTACCATCATATGCAAGTATTGGAAAATCTCTATACATAGGGCCATCTGCATGTAAATAATGTATAAAGATTTGTCTTGCAGACTCACCTGCTAATCTATCTCTCCAGTGTATTACATTACTACCTTGATAAAATAATGCATCACCTGGCTCTAATAAAACTTGAGTGCAATTCTCTCTATCCTTGAAAGGTGCATTCATTGATAAATTCCATGAGTCTTCATTATCCATTCCACAAAAGTTCATATCATTACGAATCCATATTGACCATGGTTTACCATTATCTGTATTATATGATATAGGAAAAGTTGCACTGAACTCACATGATGGTCTATCAGTATGACTCAACAATCTTGAATGTCTGTCATAAGTTCTTCCATACGAATATGTTGGGACTAATCTATATCCAAACAATTCTTCAATTTTCTTTTGATACATTAAAAGAATAGTTTCTCCATAGTTAGGAAAAGGCATTCCTTTACTAACCCATGTATCTAATCCTTTACCTCTATCATCAAAGTTTTCACCTATGATATGTTCTTCACGATAGTATTGTTTTCTATGTTCTTGAAACTTAAACATATGAGAAGTCCATTCAATGTGGTCTTTTTCAAAAAAGTTTCTTGCAACAAAGAATCTATTCTTTGCAAACTGATAACCTTGTTTAGTTATCTCTGGAACATCATCTGCATAATCTGTTTCTGGATTAAAGACTTCTAGTCTTTTTTCCAATGATAATTCGTAAGATTCTAATATATCTTCTTTTAAAAAATTGTTAGTATTAAGAATCTCTTGTTTGTTATTATCTTGTTCTTCTTTACTTTTTCTTGCGTAATCTATATGGCGCATGCGTCACATTCCTCATCATCTAAATCTTCCACTACTGGAAGTGGTTCATCTTGAACCTCAATTACTTCATCTGTTTTCATATCATATGTGTTTTGATAATAAGATGTTTTCCAACCATATTTATATGTCTTAAGAAGGTCTGTTGCCATTGCAGAGATAGGAACTTCATTATCTTCATAGTTTTCTGGGTTGTAAGACCAATTTCCACTAATACCTTGGTCAAAAAACTTTTGCATTACTGCAACTACCTTGATATACCCATCATTGTCTTTCATGTCCCATAAAAGTGTATAAAAGTTCTGTAACACTTGATATGATGGAACAATCTGCTTTAGAGGCCCTTTCTTCGATTTCTTGACACTTAAATAGTCTCTTGGTGGTTCAATACCATTTGTCTCGTTAGAGACCACTGAGGAGCTCTCAGAGGGCATCTGTGCAGATAATGTACTATGTCTTAGTCCATGTACCTTAATTACAGTTCTGAGCTTCTCCCAATCTTCTTTATATACTGGTTTTACAATCTCATCAACATCTGTTTTATAGGTATCAATAGGTAATAATCCTTCTGCATACTTTGTACTATCATACCATTCACATTTACCTTTTTCTGATGCAAGTTGAGCTGATGCTCTTAGTAAACTATATTGAAACTTTTCTGTAAGTTCATGTACTAATTTATGTGCTTCTGCATCATCATACTTAACTTTATTCTTTGCAAGGTAATGTGCAAGTCCAATATACCCTATTCCTAATGACCTTCTTGCTTTGGTTGATACCTCTGCAGCTTTCACTGGATATTTTTGATAATCAATTAATTCTTCTAATCCACGAACTGAAAGTTCACAAAGTTCTGGTAGTTCATCTATCTTGATTGAACCCACATTGATTGCAGATAAAATACAAAGTGCAACCTCTCCATCCTCATCATCTGGATGTGAGATTGGTTTTGTAGGTAAAGTAATCTCTTGACATAAATTTGACATACTTACTTTATCTGAGAATGAACTATGACTATTACTATGGTCAATGTTCATAATATAAATTCTTCCTGTCTCTGCTCTTTCCTTGAGCAAGTCCATCATTAATGTTCTTATACTTATTTTCTTTTTAGGGATTGAATATGCTCTCTCGTACTTTTCGTAAAGTTCATCAAACCCTTCTGTTCCAAATGCATCGTAGAGGTCAGGCACATCGTGAGGACTAAACAAAGTAATGTCTTCGTCTTTGATAAATCGTTCATAAAATAACTTACTTAATTGGATTGAGTAGTCAAGTTTTCTGACTCTATTATCTTCTGTTCCTTTATTGTTTTTGAGAACAATAATGTCTTCAATTTCTTGATGCCAGATTGGAAAGTGGACAGTAGCACTTCCACCACGAACACCATTTTGGGTACAACATCTGACAGTAGATTCAAATTTCTTGAGGAAAGGTATAACTCCTGTGTGCTGTACTTCTCCACCACGAATTTTAGAATTGATTCCACGAATCCTACCAGCATTGATACCAATACCAGCCCTCTGTGCAACATACCTACCAATAGCCATATCAGAAGAGAAGATACTTGAAAGAGTATCATCACTGTCGACCAGAACACAACTAGCAAACTGTCGAAGAGGAGTTCTAACCCCTGCCATAACTGGGGTTGGAATGTTGATTTTAAATTGACTAATTGCGTCATAATATTTTTTAACATAATTTAATCTCGTTTCTTTAGGGTAGTCCTTAAAAAGAACTGCACTAATCAAAATATACATGAACTGAGGTGTCTCATACAATTTACCAGATGACCTGTCTTGTACGAGATACTTGTCCACTACCTGTTGGAGACCTGCGTATGCAAACAACATGTCTCTGTTATGATTCAAATACGAGTTGAGTTTATCCCACTCCTTATCGTCATAATAATTTATTAAATCTTTATCGTAAACACCATATTCGATATTTCTTTCTACGATATCTTTCAATGGTGGATAGATTTTACTATCTTTCCATTTAGTATTGAATACATCCTTACGAATTGCAAACAATAATAATCTAGATGCAACATATTGATAATTAGGTGCATCTAATGATATTAAATCTGATGAAGATTTAACTAATGTTTCTTGAATTTCTTGAGTAGTTACTCCATCATAAAACGACAAGTTTGCACTCATTTCAACCTGTGATGCAGATACTCCATTGATACCTTTACATGCAGCTTCTACCATTCTATGAATTTTTTCTAAATTTAAATTCTCTTTTGACCCATCCCTCTTTGTAATACTTAAACCATTACCATTCACTATACTTTACTCCAATTATTAATTGCAAGGGATAATTCTAAACCTTGTCTTGTATTATTATTAATCACATCAACGATTGATGGTATCTTGTTAAGTACCATATCATTAATATCTTTTTCCCTTATCGTCTCTGGCCAAACACAAACCTTATATCCTTGGTCACCCATAGACCTCATCTTCTTGATGATTTCTTTGTTCCGAGGTTCATTGTCAAAAATAAGAGTAGAACCACTCTTACTAATTTCGTTTGTTACCTTAGAGAAGTCTGAACCTGCGACTGCAATGCAGTTGTCCAGAAATAAAGAGTCAATTGGCCCTTCAACAACATAAAGAGGTTGGTTGAAATCAACTTTGTCGAGATTAAAAATAAGTGGTTTTTCTTCATCGAATCGTAATGTTAAATATCTTAGTTGTGAATTATTTAATGCTCTACCAGTTATTCCTATAAGATTATTTTGTCTATCAAAGAAGGGTAGAACTAGTCTTGGGTCGTTTCCTAAAACTCTCTTATTATACTTATAATTTATCGAACTTAGACTTTGTGATTTCTCTACAAAATAGAAATCTTTCCACCATTTTTTTGGTATCTTTCTTCTAGTCAAATATTCAACACATAATTCACTATCTTCTGCTTTGGGATATCTTGCAAGTATGTTAGATTTGAACTTTGGTGGTTCAAATGTAAAGTTTTGTTGTGCAACTGGTCTAGTATCATTTTTCTTACCAAACTTTTCCATGACCCATTGTTTATGCAACATTTCATCATGGTCTTTTAAGAATATACCTATATTAGTAGAATGACCACAATTATGACACTTATAGACATAGGTGTCCTTATGCACGAAGTGGTAACCTCTTGCTTTCAGTTGGTTACTAGAACTGTCTCCACAATAGGTACAAGAATGGTTAAAGAGTTTATCATCTTTCCATTTACCATTTCTCAACCTAGGAGATACCAATTTAAGGTATTTTTTATCAATCCACAAAGACATATATCTATAATACTATGTTTTTGGGATTTGTCAAGGTAATATTCGTTCTCTCTTACGAATATCTAGACATTGGTTTTAGTTTTTGGTTATGACTGCAGCTTTGGCTTCTGTTGTAGAACCATCTGGGTTCTTGATGGTAACATTCCTATAGTAAACTACAACTTCTTGTACTTCACGAATGTATCTTCTTAGTTCTTGCATGTTATATGACATGAGTTCGTAATCACTGACAGACATTGCAACAAATACGACATCACCACTATTGGCTTTCTTCATGTCGTCTAAAAATCTGTCTAAGTATGTGTAACCTTCTGGCCAGTCTGGATTTTCTTTGCCTAGCGAGCAGTCTCTTTTTCCTGTATCTTTGTCTTTGACGCATGGGTTTGTTATTTTTGCCTCTGAAACTACATAAAACCTAGGTTCTTTTAAATCAATGTTCCTAGGCATTGTAGGTTGAATTATATCAATCTCCAATGGTTTACTGACTATCTCTACTTTCTTAGTTGGTATTAACGAACAACCACTAATTGTTAGGGTTGATATCAGAAGTAGGGTCGTCCAACGAGTCCAATTCTTTGCTATCATTTTCTATACTCTCAAATACTTGCTTTGTTGAGTTATTAACTCTTTTTTCAATCATGCCAGGCTTTGCAATTGCAAGTTGGTTTAAATTATGTCTTCGAAATATATCCAGATATGAATTCATTTCTTGTTCAATCTGTGCATTCTTTCTACTCATTTGGTTCAATGCTTTACCTTGTTTCTCAAAGGATTCTCTCATTGTATCCATAGCTGCCTGTTGTTCTTTCACTGCACCTTCAAGTGCAAGATTGTTTGCACTCAATACTTGGTTTTGATTATAGAGATAATAACCCCCTAATCCTAAAACCAATATAATTCCTATCAACATCTGTTGCATTATGAATTATCCTCAATCCATTGTTTGATTTCTGCAACTGTGAAAAGGGTTTCTGCATCTTCATCTGGTATTTCAACTTCATACTCAGACTCAATGTCCATAACTATTTCGACTACTGATAATGAATCTGCACCTAAGTCATCAACAATATGTGACTCATCTGTAATTGTAGATACATCTACATTTAATCTTTCTGATAATATTTTCTCTAACATTATAACTCCTTTATTATATAGTTCAATCCTGCGGCACTTCTATATTCAATCACCTCATTATCTTCATTTGTAAATTTGAGATGTTTTTCTTGTTGTTTATGAAGTTTCTTAGCAATATAAGTCCTGTCATCTGCATCACCCCATTCTTTATTAAAGGATACAGTAACTTCGTATCGAGTTCTGAATAAATCTATGAACCACCAAAATGCACATTTAATCCATTCCCAAATCTTAGTTATCCACTTTTGCACTTGCTCTCCACTGATAACATGACCAATATCTTGCTTTCCATTTAGGGCCAGGATTTGCACAATCGTGTCTTGCTCTAAAAGATTTTCTTCTAGCAGGGTCGTCTCTTTTAATAGACATTTTAGGGTCACCAAATCTAACTACAACAACTTTACCACTTTCACCCTTTACATATACTTTAAACTTTTTATTAGGGTTTTCTGATGTTCTTATAGGGTTGTTTAATGTAACTTTCTTACCTTGATATTCTGATTCTGTGATTACATGGTCATAGTGACCAGTACATTCTGCACAACATTCTTCTTGAGCTCTTTTAATTTGGTCTTGGGTTGGAGCTCCTTTTTCACCCTTCTTTCTCATCTTTTCACCACGAGCTCTTTTCTTTCTGATATTGTCCCAAAGTCCTTCTTCTAATTCATCACCTTGTTTTAAGAACAA